GCACTGTTCTTGTACTCGACATGGAGTATCTGGGCGTTGCCACGCTGCGTGACATGGAAACGACTCCGCTTGCCAAGACTGGCGACAGCGACCGCACTCAACTTCTGACCGAGTTCACGCTCGTCGTCAAGAACGAGAAGGCTTCGGGCAAGGTCACAGACTGCACAACGTCTTGATCCGGCACTAGCCAATGAAGGGGCCAGCAATGGCCCCTTTTTTCCATGTTTTACGAAAGTGCTGTGCTGCGTATCGTCTAGGGACGCCTAGACTATTCGGGTCATATGGGCCATCTACTGATCCTAAAATAAGCAGGGCAATGGCTTAGGAGGGCAGCAACCTACTCCGAAATTCGCCTTTACACAGCACTTTTTTAAGCCATTGGAGGTATACATGAAAAAGAAAGATTCACGACTGGAAAGGGCTGGCGTTGAGGGCTTTAATAAGCCCAAGCGAACCCCAAATCATCCTACAAAGTCTCATGTTGTGGTGGCCAAAGAAGGTGAGAAGATCAAAACCATACGATTTGGTCAGCAAGGTATTTCAGGATCGCCAGCCAGAGAGGGCGAGAGTAAAGCGGAAGCGGCTCGCCGTAAGTCGTTCAAGGCGCGTCACTCGGCAAACATTGCGAAGGGCAAGATGAGCGCAGCGTACTGGGCAGACAAGGTGAAGTGGTAATGAGCAAGCGATTCTTGGACCATGACCCGTTTACCGGGATTACAACCTACCATTCGTATGACCACAATACGAAGCAGACCACCATTGAGCGTGTGCAGAACATTGCACCAATCCTCGACCGCAACAAGGCTCTTGCCAATGACAGCGAGTACAAGCGCCAAGGGATGAAGGACAGTTTCTGGCACGCTGCTCATATTCCCATGATTGTCATTGAAAAGTGGAGAGCGGAAGAAGGCCTCGATGTCTTCAATCCTGACCACATGAACAGGGTGAAAGCCAAGCTTAACAGCAGCGAGTACGCCTATCTGAGAACCAGCACCGGCAGGATTTGATGCAAGAAAAACTACTGCGAGCCAAGGATCTGGCCGAGATCGATCCAGAATATGCACTCAAACTGTGTAATGAGGTTCTGGAAGACGACTTCTATAACGATATGGCCCTGTTCATCCAGGGATACATCCTCATGCAGTCCGAGAAGTTCGGACTCGCCTATAACCTGTTCAAGCGTTGTGCCGAATTGCGGCCAGATCAGACCGAGATCTGGAACAATATGGGCATGTGCCTAGAGATCGACTATCCGATGCAGGCCATGGATGCTTTCGATAAGGCCCTAGAACTCAACCCGCGCAACCATCACGCCATGATCAACAAAGGTCTGATGTATCTCAAGTGCGGCCAGCCTGAGAAATGCGTCAAGTTATGCAATCAGGCGCTCAAGATCGACCCCAACAGCCGCGCAGCGCATGACAACAAGGCGCAGGGCCTCCTGATGATGCGTGAATGGGCGCAAGGCTGGGATGAATACACCCATTCCTGGGGCGGCAAACACCGCCGTAAGCGCGATTTTGGCCTTCCTGAGTGGGAAGGGCAGAAGGATGCTACCGTTATCGTGTATGCCGAGCAGGGGCTTGGCGATGAAATCCTGTTTGGGTCCTGCATTCCTGACCTGCAAGCTATCTCCAAGCAGGTAATCATCGAGTGTGACCGCCGTTTGCAGGGCGTTTTCGAGAGATCCTTCGGTGTCGAGGCCTTTGGTACCCGGTTTGAGGAGAGATCCCCTATCACCGACTGGCATCAGGCCGATTATGTGATCTCGATGGGCGAATTGCCGAGGTTTTTCCGGCGCAGTCACAGGGCCTTCCCAGGTACCGCCTATTTAGAGCCAGATCCGGAGCGTTGCGTCCAATGGCGGGCGCTTTTGGATACCCTGCCGGGTCTAAAGATTGGTTTGGCATGGACTGGTGGCCTGAAAAACACCGGCAAGAAGGAACGCAGCCTTGATTTGGACGCTTTTGCGCCTTTATTTGACCTGCCGCATACCTTTGTCAGCCTTGAGTACAAGGAGCCAGACCTCAAAGGGTACCCTATCAAGCACTGGTCGCGTGCTGTGGACAAGTCGGTGGACTTTGATGAGACGCTTGCGCTGATCAATGAGCTGGATCTGGTGATCTCGGTAACCACCACGGCAGTTCATGCAGCCGGGGCACTGGGCAAAGAATGCTGGTGCCTCGTACCTGAGCATCCATCCTTCCGGTTCCATCTGTCCGGTGAGATGCCATGGCACAAATCGGTAAAACTGATCCGTCAGAAAGGGTTGTGGGACAACACGATCCCTGAGATCAAGAAGAAGCTGGAGGCTTTATGTTGAGGATCTTTGTTGGCATCGATGAGCGTCAGCCGGTGGCTTACCATGTGCTGGTATCAAGTATTCAGCGTCGGGCATCAAGACCTGTCGCTATCACTCCCCTCTTGATCCATCAGCTTCCTATCAAGCGGCAGGGTCTGACTACCTTTACCTTCTCGCGTTACCTTGTGCCCTATCTCTGTGGATATGAAGGACAGGCCTTGTTCATCGATTCGGACATGATCCTCTTGGATGACATCGCCAAACTATTCGACTCTGCCACTGGTGCGGCAGTCGATATAGTCCAGTTTGTGGGCAAGTTCCAGTTTGAACGGCCTTCTGTCATGCTGTTTGACTGTGCCCAGTGCAAAGACTTGACGCCAGAGCTGATTGAGACAGGCAACCCTCAAGACTTCTCATGGGCGCCGTCAGTCGGGGCGCTCTCTGAGGATTGGAACCATCTGGTAGGCTATTCCCTACCGAATCCTCATGCCAAACTGATCCATTACACGCAGGGCGTGCCGGGGTACAAGGAATGCCGCGATTGCGAGTACAGTCTGGAGTGGTTCGCCGAGAAAGAGGCCATGCTGGATCATTGCTCATGGCTAGAGATCATGGGGAACAGTGTGCATGCACCGTTTGTGTTGGAGCGACTGAGGGCAAAAATGTGACTATCTCCGCATCTTACAAGGCAGAACAGCAGCGTCTGCATGAGAACAACCCCAATTACGGGGTAGCCTCAGTCGAGTTCGCGCCAACGGTCAGCAAGCTGATCAACAATCTTGGCATCCGGAAGGTGCTGGACTACGGGGCAGGCAAGGGCCGCTTGGGTCAGAACCTTGAGGTAAACCATCCGGTGACACTCACCCTGTATGACCCCGGCATCCCCGGCATTGATGAGGTTCCAGAGCCCCATGAAATGGTATGCTGTATTGATGTGCTGGAGCATATTGAGCCAGAGTTCATTGATGCTGTCCTTGATGACCTTCAGCGGCTAGTGGTCAGGCTTGGATTCTTCACCATCCACACCGGCCCAGCCATGAAAACACTCTCGGACGGTAGGAATGCTCACCTGATCCAAGAGGGTCCAGAGTGGTGGTTGCCTAGAATTCTGTCCCGATTTGAACTACACGCCTATAATAGGGTAAGCGCCCAAGGGTTTCAGGTGATTGTATGCCCCTTACTACCTATCTCGGATTGAAGGATGCCATAGAGTCCTGGTCCCATCGTAATGACGTGGCCAGCAGGCTCGATGACTTCATCGACTTGGCTGAGTCCGAAATGCTCAAGTGGATTCGTATCCGGGATATGGAAACCCGGACTACGGCCACCACCTCGGGACGCTATCTGGCGCTCCCGACCGGCTTCCTTGAGATGCGCCGGGTCAGACTGATCTCTGGGGCGCAGTATTACGATATGCTGTCGTCCACGCCTGAAGGCATGTTCATCACCCAAGACTCTGGGATGCCGAAGATATACACGGTCACCAGCCAGTTGGAGTTCGACCGGACACCTGATTCGGCCTATACGATTGAGTTCCAGTACTACGCTGCTCCAACCGCTATCTCGGCCACCAATACGACCAATAGTATCCTGACCCGGTTCCCGAGCATCTACCTGTACGGCTCCCTCTGGGCACTGTACCAGTGGGCGCTACAAGAGGACAAAGCCGAGTATTACTACGGTAAGTTCCTCGCGGCAGTGCAGTCGGCCAACCGCGAGGACAAGAAAGGACGCCATGGTCCTGCGCCTGCCATGCGTTACGGTGGTAACACACCATGATGCAGACGGTTCCGATCAACATAGCAGGCCCTGCGGATCTGTCTCGCGCCAGGCAATACACGCGCCAGACCTGCATCAATCTTTATCCATCGGTCGATCCGGTGGCAAGAACGCCTGTTGCAATGATGTGCTGGCCAGGGCTCAAGACCTTCAGTACCTCAGGTAGCGCAGATGCTGATCGGGGAGTCTACGTCTTCAAGAACGAACTCTACAAGATCAGTGGTAACACGCTCTACAAGGTCAACAGTGTCGGGGGTTTGACTACCATTGGTACGGTAGGTGGTAGCGGATACACCACTTGGACGGACGACGGGTTCCAGATGACGTTTGTGACCGGAGGTCTGGTCTACAACTATGACGGAACCACGCTGACGCAGCTCACTGACCCTGATCTTCAGACGCCAAACGCTGTGGCGTTTCTGAACAACCAGTGGATCTATGACGGCGACGGGGGCACTTTTGTTGTGTCCAACGTGGGGGCACCGGGTACGATCGATGGTCTGAACTACGCCTCAGCCGAAGCCCTTGGCGATGACATCATTCGACCTTATGCCTTCAACCAAGTGCTGTATCTCATGGGCGAGAAGTCCATTGAGTCTTGGTACAACTCTGGTGTTGGTAGCCCTCCGTTTGATCGCATTGAGGGTGGTTTGATCCAGAAAGGCATTGCTGGAGTCCACTGTGTTACCAACACTGACCAATTTGTGTATTTCCTTGGTGATGACCGATCTGTCTACCAACTGGCAAATTACTCTGTAAGGCCGGTGACCACCGAAGCCATGGCCAGAGAGTTTGAGGGGTATGCGACAGTCTCTGACTGCGTGTTCTACACGCTCAAACTGGAAGGACAAGACTTTATTGTCATGTACTTCCCGAGTGAAAATAAGACCTACTGCTACTCGGAAACGAGCAATTTCTGGTTCCAATTGTCCTCCGGAACTAACGGCGGCCAGCATCTTGCGACAAGTTACGTCTACTGTTACGGCAAACACTTGGTAGGGCATGAGGGCAACGTCTACGAGTGGAGCCTGTCCACCTATGACGATCTCGGCGACGCCCAGGTCAAAGAGCGCATTCTTGCCCCGATTGACGGCAACATGATGGGCGCACCCGGTAAGCGCGTGATGATGAACCGCTTTGAGCTGATCATGCAGACTGGCGTGGGGACTGCCACAGGGCAAGGTTCCGATCCTGTCGTCATGTTCAGCCTATCGCCAGATGGTGGCGAGACATGGGGTGCTGAGTATCAGGTCAGCATTGGTCAGGGTGGACGCTATCAGACTAGGGTCGAGTGGTATCACATCGAGTCCTTCTACTCTGGCGTCATCAAGATCCGATTCACTGATCCGGTGTTCATCGGCATGTTTTCGGCTGCGATTGACGCAGACCTTGCGGGGTACTGATGGCGATCAAGGTCAATCCACCACCAGCGCTACGAATTCCGCCAAAGGTCAACGAAGATCCTGAATTGCGGGCTTACTTTGAGCAGATCGGCACGATTCTGTTCCAGCTTTGGACGCGCACTGGCAGTGGCAATGACTCTGTGGCCGACAATGGCATAGATGCCGGAATCGCTGATGATAAGGCCAGTCGGGCGCTAAGCCTGTTGACTCAGTACATTCAGGAGACTGGCGTCGACCTGTCAGTGACGGAGGCAAGGACCACACAGGCCCTGCAATCGCTTGAGGGAATCAATCAGGCACTGACAGCACTTGCCCTTGCGCCTCCTGTAGTCAGTGGCTCAGGGGCCGCTGTAGACGATCTGACGCCACCACAAGTGCCTATGGTGACGCAGACTGACGGGATTGACCCTGCACCACTGGAACTAATCCGGCACGCCTACGGCTCGTTCTATGACACGACAACGCAGACGGCGGCGGTCATCAATACTGCCTACGCCATGACGTTTAACACGACCGATCTGTCCTATGGGGTCTATGTCGGATCGCCAACCAGTCGCATCTATGTCGTGAACGATGGGGTCTATAACTTCCAATTCTCGGCACAGTTGGATAAGACATCCGGCGGCGTTGGGTTGGTGTATATCTGGTTCCGTGTGAATGGAGTAGATGTCAGCAATTCTGCCGGACAGTTGCGCTTGCAGAACAACAACGCCGAACTACTGGCGGCGTGGAACATCATTTTGAACATGAAAGCTGGCGATTATTTCGAGCTCATGTGGTCAGTTGATGACACTAGCGTCATTCTTTTGGCACAGGCAGCGGCAGCACCAGTGCCGGCCATCCCCAGCGTCATTTTGACGGTCACGGACAACATTTCAACGGGTTCACGATGAGGGCTAACCCATGACGGTAACAGTTAAAAACATCATCCCGCGCAAGCAGGCAGAGAACAGCCAGACTACACAGTACACGGCTACCAACTGCAAGACGATCATCGACAAATTCACGGTGACCAACACATCCGCCAGCAACGTGACCTTTTCGGTCAACTTGGTGGCCTCTGCTGGATCTGCCAGTGACAGCAACCTGATTGTGAAGACCCGAACAGTGGTTCCGGCAGAAACGTACCTCTGTCCGGAACTGATCGGCCAGACCCTTGAGTCCGGCGGGTTCATTTCGACCCTTGCTGGTGCGGCTACAAGCCTTACAATCAGTGCGTCTGGCCGTGAGATCACCTGACGTTCTGGTCGCTCAGTGCTATGATTGTGATGTGGTCCGAGCCATCCTGACCCATCCGGACATCTATGACCGGATCGCAGAAGACGGGACACCACTCCGAGAAGACTTTATCCCCTCAATGATAGGGGCAGCCTATGTTGTCGGCATTGTAGGCGCCGATCCGATAGGCATAGTCATGTATCACCCGATAAATGTGATCACTTGGGAGTGCCATGTTCAAGTCCTTCCTGAATATCGCAAAGAATTTGCTAAAGAATTTGCTCATAAAGCTATTCGATGGGCTTGGGACATGGGTGTTCAAAAACTTGTCGCGCAGATCCCATTTCTTTACCCAAACGTTCGAGATTTTGGCCTCAGCGTTGGATTTGAAGTCGAAGGCATCAACAGAAAAAGCTACTTAAAGAAGGGCCAACTCCACGATCAGTGGTATTTGGGCCTGGTGAGGTGATATATGGGTGCAAGTAAAGGTTCACTAGGAACAGCATTAGGCGCCGCAGCCGGGTTCGCAGTTGGTGGCCCTATGGGTGGAGCTATTGGCGCTGGCTTGGGCGGCTCTATAGGCGGCGGGATGGATGCCGCAGCAGCGGCCGAAGACGCAGCCAAATTGCAATTGAGAGGAACGCAGGCGGCGATTGCTGAACAACGCGTCGCCAGAGAACAGATTGCCCAGCAGCTTGCTCCATACATGGGAGCAGGTGGGGCAGCTCAAAGCCAGCTCTTGGAGATTTTGGGCATCCGTGATCCTGCGCAAGCTGCCGCATATGAACAGGCCAAGGCCTTTCAGCCTCAGTTCAGTGACGCAGAACGCAAATCTATCATCTTGGCAGGTCCGACAGGGATGGCTAGAGGTGGCGGTGGCGGTGGATTTGTTCAAGGTTTAAGAGACCAAACTAAACCTGGTAGAAAGCCAACAGAAGCAGAACAACGCTATCAGCAGGCTATTGCTGAGCGTGACATGCTTGCAAAGAACCAGCAATTGATCAGCCAATACGAGTCTTTCCAGCCGTCTGAGCAGTTTGGAATGCTGACCCGTGATGTAACACAGGGTCTACCTTCAATCCTTCCGGCAGACATTGAGAAAGACACACTGTTCCAGTCTCTCAAGCGTCAGGCTATCAGCGGCATTGAAGGCTCAGCAGCAGCCAGAGGCAAATTGATGTCTGGCACAACACCACAGGCAATTGCCGAGCAGGTGCAGAACCTTGCCCTTGGCCGCGCTGGTCAGATACAAGCGCAAAATGTCATGGCGCGTCAGGCACTTTTGGGCGAGCGTATCGGAGAACAAGAGCGTCGATACCAACAACTGTTCAATCTGACAGGATTGGGACAGGCATCTGCGGCACAGCAAGCGGCCAATGTCCAAGGAGCTGCGTCAAATATCGGCAACTTGTTGACTCAAGGAGCAAGTGCACAAGCTGCCGGGCTGGTTGGCGCTGCAAATGCTCAAAATCAAATGCTGCAAGGGCTGATAGGCGCTGGTACAACACTTGGAACAGCATACATGCTGCGCCCGCCGGTTTAACTATTGGTTGAGTAAAAATCATGGCTATAGACCCACGAATTCCTCTGATGGCACAAGGCGTTGACCTTCAACAAGCTTTACTCGGTGGCCTAAGAGGCGCTGCTGCTATCCAGTCAATGCAACAGTCTGCCGAAGCAACACCACTTGCACTTGAAGCGCAACGTCTGCAAAACCTTACAGCACAGCAAAAACTTTCTGTGCAGGGTGGAGCATTGGCAGGACAAAAAGCCCTGACGTATCTTCGGGCGGGAGATATGGCCGGACTTAAAAACTTCATTCAAAGTACAAATTTGCTTGATGAAGAAGATAGGGCGGCAAGCATTGCCAAGATTGATGCCGGCGATGTCAGAGGAATTCTTCAGGATATAGGAGACGTCACAGGCATGGCCCAGCAAATGGGCATCTTTACGACTCCAAGAGAGGCGGCAGACAATCGCACAAGCATTGAAAAGAACCTTGAGGCCGCAGGCTTGACGCCTGGAACGCCTGAGTTCAGAGCAGCCGTAATGCAACAACTCACTAAGCCGTCAGGTACTCAGGTGAGCATTCAAATGCCTGAGCAAAGAGGTCTTACTGCTGAGGCAGAAGCTTTAGGAAAGGCAAGAGCTAAAGAATATGAGGCTATTCAAACAGAAGCACTTGGAGCATCGCAACAGCGCGATACTTTGAGCCAACTTCGCACCTTGGATACTCGTACTGGATTCGGACAACAAACAAAAGCTGACGTTGCTGGTGTACTAAACAGTCTTGGTCTTAATGGCGATCAGCTTTTAAATACAGATGTTGCAAACGTACAAGCATTCAACAAGTTGTCAGGAAGATTGGTTGCCGCAGGTCTTGCAGAGCAAAAAGGCGCATCAACTGATGCCGACATGCGCTTTTTCATGCGAACATTACCAAGCATTCAAGACGATCAGCGGTCATCAAAGTTCATTATTGATTCACTTTCTGCTCAGGCTGAAAGAAAAATTGAAAAAGACCAGTTCTATACTAATTGGCTTGAGCAAAATCAAGGTAGTTTGACTGGCGCAAAGAAAGCATGGGCAGAATACATTGGAAAAACTCCATTGTGGAAAGACAATGTTATCAACCCACAGACTGGATTGCCTGCAAATTATTACGAATGGAGGGATCGATTCTTTGAATTGAATCCAGGGGCAACAACAGAAGACGCTCAAACCGCATGGCGATCTGCTGGCAGAGGTCGATAAATGGCAAAGTTTATAATGCCTTTTACAAGTGAGGCAGAAAACGTCCAACAAGATCAAATGCGTCAGCAAGGACAAACAGGCAATTTCCAAATGCCTGAATTTGTTACCAAGGATCAATTTGCAGAGCTTGAGAAGACAAGGAAAGAAGCCGCGCCAGCTCAAATTGAAGAAGGGCCAACAAGAGCAATGCGTGAACTGCCTTCACTGCTTGATGTTGGCGTGGGCAATCTTCTTGGTCCAGAAGTCAGCAAACTTGACGCAATCAAGGCATCTGCCGCCATTCTTGCGACGCCTGATGTTGAAGGTCAAATAAACATTCTCAAGAACTACTCAAAAGAGCCGGTGAGTGTTGCCTACGATGAGAGGGGCAACCAGATTGTGAACATCGGCGGTCGTCTGGCGATGGTAAACAAGCCCGGCGCTGACCTGTTCGATGTTGCTCAGTTCACAGGCATGGCCGCATTGACTGCCCCAGCAGGCGTAGCGGGTGCAGGTGCCGCTACTCTTGGTTCGGCAGCTCTCCGGGCAGGATTGGCGTCTGCTGCCCTTCAGACTGGCGTCTCTGCTGGCACGCAATTGGCTGGCCGACAGGCCCAATTGTCTCAGCTTGGCGGAGAAATAGCGGCGGCTGGCGTAGGCGGTGCTCTTGGAGAGGTTGGAGGTAGGTTGATAAGCGCAGCCCTTGCACGCAGGGCAGGCGCAAGCATCAATCCTGCTGATGAGGCTGCTTTGCGTCAGGCCGCGCAAAATGCTGGATTATCAGTTGATGAAATTACTGACGATCTGATCCGTCAAGCTCAAGGGCAAGCCACTGCTGCTGTATCACCTGAGCAACGTCTTGCGCTCCAGGCTGAGCAAGAATTCAAAATACCTCTGACAGTAGGCCAGCGTATGGGGCCTGTAGAGGGAGCGGCTCAGTTGTCGCTTGAGGAACGGTTAAAAACTGGTGCCATGGGCGAGAAAGCGCAGCAAACCATGCTTGAATTTGCTGGTCCCACAGGCGAGCAGATGAAAAGTATTGAAGCTGCTAGAGAGGCGCTGGTCAATCGGCTCACTTTTGGCAGAGAAGTCCCAGCGGGGCGTCAAGCCGTTGGAGAAGTTGTGTCAGAGGCTGTTCGTCAGCAAGAACAAGCAGCCAAAACCATTGTAGACGAAGCGTACAAAAGCGTCGGGCCTGCTCAATTGAGTGGAGAAGGCTTTATAGACCTTCTTAAAGCCACCAAAAATGCAGTCAAAGGCATAGAATTTCCAAAAGGAAAGACGATAGTTCCTGCCGCAAATGAATTGGCCAAGCAAATTGATGGCGCTTTGAAGTTCTTTGGTGGAAAGCAGATCAAAGAAGTTAAACCGGCAGACCTTAGAAGACTGGATGACGTAAGAAAGTCCATTAACGCCTACTACAAAAGCGCACAAAATCCTACTGATAGGCGCAGTCTGCAAGCTATGTCTCAGGCGTTTGATGACTACCTCGATTCAGCAGTGGCAAAAAGCCTGTTTACTGGCGATCCGACCTCCCTTGATGCCCTGAAAGCAGCTAGAGGTACCTTTGCCGACTATGCTTCTAAGTTCAGAGAAAAGCCGATCAAGACGCCAAGCGGAACTATACAAGACCCTGTTGGCAAGTTTGTCGAAAGGATCATTGCAGAAGACCCCAACGGAACCCAAGTGGTAAACGCTATTTTTGGCGCTGATGGCTTCTCTGCCAAAGCTGGTCAGAAGATGGCAAAACGCATGAAGACCATCCTTGGCACTGATTCTGATGCCTGGATAGCCCTCAAGAGGGAAGCCTTTGAACGCTTAATGAAGACTGAGAAGTTCCAAGGTAAGGACTATATCAGTGGGTCTAAGACACTCTCGGCAATCAGCAAAGCACAGGAACAGAACTCAGAGCTTTTGAAGGAGATATTCACTCCTGATGAGCTTCAAACGATCAAACGCTTTGCGCTCCAGATCAAGAGAACACAGCCTGACTTCATTAAGAGCAGGGAGAATCCATCTGGAACTGCTCAAGTTGCGTCAAAGCTATTGATTGATGCGTTTAACAAGATCAGAAACGGTCTTAATTTGACTGGTGATCTTAATATTGCAGCCACTAATGCCGGGATTGAAATGGTTGGTGGCATGGGCAATAGGGCAAAGGCCAGAGCCGCCATCAAGCCTTTTAGCGAGACGATGAAAGCCCCCATGGTAGCGGCTCCAATTGGGGCAGCGGCTGGGCTACAGAATCCTGACATCATTAACCGCGAGCAGGCCCAATAGCCTATACTTGAGACAACAGATTCCGGAGTGACCCATGGCTTACGTCCCCCTTACCAAGATCCCCCAGCAGTTCTTCGATAACCTCGGCAACCCTCTGGTCGGTGGGACACTGTATGCCTATCTGGCAGGTACCAGCACCCCGACCAACATGTTCTCTGACGACACTGGGACAGTAGCAGGTACCAGTGTGGTACTCGACAGCCGGGGCGAACCGACCACGTTCAAGCTAATCTGGATAGACTCGACCAAGAACTACAAGTTCATTTTGAAAGATTCAGCGGGAACCACGATCTGGACCATTGATGACATCAGCGGTGACGATACTGCTGATGCTAGCATGGTTACCTATACACCTGCCGGTTCCGGTGCTGTACAGCGAACTGTCCAATCCAAGTTGCGCGAGACTGTCAGCGTCAAAGACTTTGGCGCGGTTGGTGATGGAGTTACAAATGATGCGGCTGCCATTCAGGCAGCAATTGACGCTGTTTTTACAGCAGGTGGAGGAACCATTTATTTTCCCGCAGGAATCTACATGGTTGAGGCTTCGCTGACTTGGAAAAGCAATGTTCATTATAAAGGGCAAGGTAAATCTTCTCTTCTGAAGGCTAATATTTCGTCTGGAGCGTTCCGAATCTTTGATCAGTCGTCTACGAATGTAGACGATGTGGTGTTTGATGGCCTTGGGTTCGATGGTTCTATCAACTATCCTGCCAATAGCACGGTTTACAAACAAACACTTGCCAATACCACTACTGCAATTCGCACATCTGGCATTAAAGCCACCAACGTCACGATCAAGAACTGTTACTTTAACGAACTGTCATTTGGTTCGATTGACATTAACGGGTTTGAATCCTCTAACATTAATGTTCAGGATAACTATTTTTACAAAGGATCGTATGTCTGGAAGGTCATCAGCTTCAGGTTACCATCCTCGACTTACACAGATGCCCAGCGTGTAGCCAATATTCGTATTAGCGGAAACCAGATCGAAATTAACGGGCCTCAGATTCATTGGGATCCTAGCAAAGAAGATTGGATTTCTTCTGCCGACGGTATCCAGATCGACAGCGGTAAAGACTGTGTAATTTCGGACAACATAGTTGAGAACGCCGGATCTGTCGGCATTCGCATTGAAGAATCCGTCAGAATAACGGTTGCCAACAATAAGATTGTGGAACCTGGACAGGAAGGGATCACGTTCTATAAAAATTGTTACGATTGCTCTTGCGTTGGAAATACGATTGTCAATTGGGGGAGGGTACCTAATGCTTATTGTATTCGTAACTACAGTGGTACTTACGTTGTAGCAAGAGAGTTCCCAAGGGCCGCTGGGCCAACTTTACCAGCAGACCCGACATTATCTTCGTGGTTTGAAGTATGGCCTTACTCGACTACAACAATTGATACCACTAAGATAATTGCATATTCAGCGTCTGATTACTACACAACCGGGCCGAGTGTTGGAATACTACCGTTCCGTGGTTATGCGGCAATCAGCATCACCAACGAAAGTCAAAAAGTATCGATTGTTGGAAATAACTCTTTAGGTAGCTTGGCGTTGGACGGCAGCAGTAAATACCTATATGCGTCTGACTTTGGTATTACCCCTGTTCATTCGGTAAACGACGCTACCGCAACTTCGGGTTCAGACTGTTTAATATCGAATAATGGTATTGTCGATTCTCGCGTGTACCGGATTTATCATCCCGAGTATCATGATCGTATCAATTCGAGGGGTTTGTTAGGAACCGCCATTTATACAAACAATCGTGACAGCAACTCTTTGATTTTTTCAGGCAATGTTCGGTTAAGTCAGGGAGGACAGCTTTTCGCTATTACTCGCAGCGATTTTATAGCAAATGGTGTGAATTTTCCTGCAACTCAGGTGGCATCTTCTGATGCAAATACCTTGGACGATTACGAAGAAGGTTTGTGGCAAGCATCTCTGGTGTCAGCTGGTGGGTCTATTACGACGGACACCGGTTTTAATGATTGCAGTTACACAAAAATTGGACGTCTTGTCACTATTACTGGAGAGGTACGTGCGTCTTCCGTTTCGTCACCTACCGGTGCGCTGACGCTGACTGGCTTACCTTTCCCAGTGGCTAATCTACAAGACCGTGCAGAGTACGCCGCGTGTATCTTGCGCCCAAGAGGTACATTGGCAGGTACTACGTCAGGAGTGTTTTTCATGGAATTGGCAGCATTGGCCACATCAGGAACGATCACTAGGTTTGATGGTGGAATCCACAACGATGCCGCTGCAAACATCCAAGCTGGTACGGGCTTTACGTTTTCCATGTCTTACGTCACAACTTAATTTAATCGGTCAAGCTGACGCCAACCTCACGAGGAACTGACAATGATGAAGAACGGTAAGAAAGGCAAAATGCCAGCCATCATGATCGCCATCGCCATGCCTGGTAAAAAGGCCAAGACCAAGGCCGAGATGAAAAAAGAGAAGATGGAAGACAAGGTGGAAATGGCCGCGATGAAGGCCTACGCCAAGAAGTCCAAGAAGAAGGGGAAGTGACATGAACGAGTACGTCAAAGAGCGACTGAAAGAACCTAGTACTTGGCGTGGCCTTGTGCTGATCTGCACAGCCTTTGGCGTACCCATCGCTCCCCAGATGGCCGAGGCAATCATCACCATCGGATTGGCGCTCTCGGGCGGCATAGGTGTCATTACCTCGGACAATTCAAAATGAAGTCGCTGCTTGAGATCATCAAGAAGTACGAGGGTTGCCATCGGCGCATGGCCGATGGGCGTCTGATAGCCTACAAATGCCCTGCTGGCGTGTGGACCATCGGCTGGGGTAGCACTGGTCGCTACGTCCGTGAGGGCACCATCTGGACGCAGGAGAAGGCTGACGAGAGACTGGAGAAAGACGCTCAGGCGGCTATCGATGCAGCTCTCAAGGCCTCTCCGATCCTCCAAGGTAAAGAGTTCAAGCTGGCGGCTATTGCTGACTTCATCTACAACTGTGGCATCGGTAACTATCAGTCCAGCACTCTCAAGAAGCGGGTAGATGCTGGGGACTGGCTATCTGCTGTCTCCGAGATCCGGCGCTGGAACAAGGCTGGCGGCAAAGTACTGGCAGGATTGACCGCTCGTCGGGAAGATGAAGCCAAACTGCTTCAAAAATAAGCTAAACTGATCATATCCACATTAAGGAGCGTGTCATGCCTTTGAAGTCAGGTAAGTCCCAAAAGACCATCAGCAAGAACATTGGCGAGATGGTCAGCAAGTACAAAAAAACCGGCAAGATCGGCACCTCTAAGCCCAAGAGCATGGAAGCTGCTATCAAGCAGGCATCTGCTGCTGCCTATACCAAAGCCGGCAAGAGCCGCAAGAAAGGTAAGATGTAATGGCCAAGCCAGGACTCTATGCCAACATCGCCGCCAAGAGAGCCCGCATCAAAGCAGGCTCTGGTGAGAAGATGAGGAAGCCAGGTAGCAAGGGTGCGCCTACTGCCAAGGCCTTCAAAGAATCGGCCAAAACGGCTAAGAAAAAAGGCAAGTAATGTGGAAGAGCATTATTACGACGGTCCTGATCGCCGTAAAACGCCTGTCTTGACCGACGAGCAGATTGAGCATATCGCACAGAAGGCCGCTGATTTGGCAGTCCAGAAGATGACCACTGAGGTCTATGCCACGGTGGGCAAGTCAGTGCTACAAAAGATCTTCTGGATCGTGGGGGTCATTGCCACAGCTATGGTGCTGGGCAATGCCTCCATCAAGGAACTGCTCAAGTGATTCAGTTTCGGTCTTGCCACATCAAAATGACCAACCCGGCCAGCGTGCAGAGGATCAGTAGCCCGCCGGCCATCGCGTCGGTGTCAGTCATATCTCAAACAGCATCCTCAACTCTCGGCGCATGGCGCTGACATCGAGGTCAGGGTATCGGTCCTCAAGCA